CGCCATTGGTCCCCAGGTTGGGTGGGAGCTGTCAAGGAATGACCACTCCCCTTTGCTAATACTGGTCCTCCTCCTACCTCCCAGGTCACTTCTTTGGAACGCCCCCCTTATCCCTAAGGGGGGGCTAGGCCCTTTAAGGGCAGCCCTAAAGTGGTGACTTGGGAGCTGCTGGTTTCCTGCCAGCAGCGGGGGGTAGGTGGTTGGACGAGTATCCGCAACCCCAACCTGAGGTCCCGGACGGGTTGCTAACCCGCACTCCGAGTCCCCTGGGGGGGTGGGTGGAATTAGAGAAAGGTCAAGGATCATCCCCGGCGGGTCATACCCGTTGCGGTTTTGATCTACCCTTCTCTCTCCACCCCCCCTAAAGGACCAGGGGAAGTCCACCCGGAGGGTGAGGTTGTGTCCGTCCGGATCCACCGTCTTAAGGTAGCGGTGGCCTCAGGATCCTTTTGGACCCTGGGGAGAGGGACTCTTAGAGTCCCGCCCACGACCAGTTATTCAGGAACCGGATGGCAAAGGCCTCCACTCAGTGGAAACACAATCTCGCAAAATTCTTTAGGCCCCTGTTTAGGGAGAAGGTTGTTAAGCCCTACCGCCGCGCCATGTACAGACTTAAGGGTTCTGTATATAGGACGTTCGATCGGGCGAACCTTCCCCAAACGAGGGTCTCGAAGTCTACGAGGCGTGTTCAACATCGTTGGGCCCTAGTTCTCCGCTTCCTGACCTGGTCGGGAGGAAGTTATTTTCCTCTTGCACCACCCATTTCCCTCTCTAGCCCGGTGTTCGGTCCTTTTCTCAGTCGGCTTAAGTGGGTAGTCGCCACTTCGGGGTTCAAAGGAGGAATTAGTTGGATTAAATCCAAACGCCTTCTTTTCCTCAAGTGGCTGGCCCAGCTCGCCGACGGAGAGGATGACCCTTCTCGTCGTAGACAGGTCAGGAAGGTCTTCGGAGCGGCCTTTGTTGGTCTAGTGCATAAGACAGAGAATAGGGCACCTGCATCTATTCAGATGATCAGGGCCTCTCTGACTGTACTAAATGCCCTTAGGTCGTTCCGACTGCCTCCCTGCCCTGACTATGAATCTATTTCTGCTCCCTGTGGTGTTGAACCATGGAGAGCATCTCTAGATGCGAAAAGGGGTTTCTGGAAGGCGATTGGAGGCTCTCGCCTTCTTCGAATTTCCAGGAACCTGGACCGGGTGTGGTGGACAAAGTTTCACTTTTCCGTGAGGAGTGGGCCTAATGGTCCTGCACTTCTAAC